ATATCGTTCAACTCTGTGCTGCTATAGGTTGCTTGTATTTCTGCAAAGTCTACATACTCTGTAAACTCACAGCACAAGGCTATAACGTCCAGCACGTAGGGCGTATCAGTGTCGTCGGCTAGTTGTTCCAACCAATCAAATAATGCGGTTAAACCATCATAGCTGAAGTTATCGGCGCGGTTATAGTCTGCAAAAGCGCGACGGAATTCGGACAGATTAACCTTTTCAATAATGCCAGACGCTGGTACTGTGTGATATTTGCTCATTTTGTATTGCCTCTATTGGTTTAGTTGGTTTAATGATAGCCACTGTATGCCAATGGCTATGATAAATCAACTAATCGTAATCAAGTACTACTGACATAAAAACATACTCGTCATAGCCTTTCGTTTTAAGCTGATCATACCGAAAGGTCGCCGCCTCTAAGCTGTGATATGCACTTACTCGCCAATCGCCGTCTCTCGTAGTCCAAGAAACTAAAAATCTCTGTAATTTTTGCATAATATTTTACCTCTGTGTTTGTTGTGGCCATCCTTGGCCGTTGATTGGTTTATATATTGTCTGCGACGTTATTGGCGTGGACAGTTGAAATGACGTACTTATATACAAAACCCTTGAACGGCGTATCCTCCCAACGCCATGATTTGTCGAATCGATACCCAGTTAGCCGTAAGATTGGGGCTATTAGTTTAGCGTTGAATCTTCTCATTATTGTTGCCTCTGTGTTTGTTTGTTTGATGGTTCTATTGTAGGCATAGATGATATTATTGTCTAATACTTTGTTTGCATATTAATAAATATTTTAATTACATTTGATTATATAAGTAAATATTTAGCTATATAAGGAGCGGGTGCGCGCGCGAGTAACACAATAGTATAGCGATGTCAATAGTTAATTAACTTGGTAGCTAACTTGGGTATGTGTCGAAGGATTACAGTTATATCGACATGATGATTTGGGTATGCTTAAGTGGGTACTGTATAGACACACACACTTCCCTTATGATAACTTGGGTTGCCTGTGGATAACTTTGGGGATAACTTAGGTTGCACGTAGAACCTTGGGCTATCTTATGTATAACTTTGGGGATATCCTTGGGATAACCTGTGGATAACTTGTGTATATGTATAACTTTGGGGATAACCTGTGGATAACTTGTGTATAGCCTGTGGATAAAAGACACCGGAGGGGGACAGACGCTACAGTATTCTTATGGGTACCCACCCGTATACAAAAGAAGCCAAAAGTGAACATTTAATGACAATAAAGCTAACATAAGTAAAAGCTATAAGTGTATGACACCAGTATACCTTTTGGTTATATTGCTCTTTTAATAATATAGAAACATAAGTATTACTAATAGTTTTTAATAAAACTACAAATAAGACAAAAAAAGACTTGACTTTTGCTTAAAAATATGTTAGTATAAATAAGTAATCTTAGATAGCTTGGTATTGCTAAGTAATATTTTAATAATTCATTAAAGATATTCTTAAAGGTTTATCATAAAAGTTATTCTAAGGCAACTTACTAGTAACTACATAAGTATACTTATGAATACAGAAGAAAAACCTAAGAGGAAGCGTGGGCGACCTAAAAAGACAGAGATGGTGTCTAGAAAGAGGGGAGCTACAGGTCTACCTAGAGGCCGTCCTAAAGGTGACGCTGCTATTATTAATGAGTATAAGGGTCGTATGCTTACGTCTCCTAAATCTAAGTTGGTCTTAGAGTCTATATTTGATGCTGCTTTAGATAATGAACACAAACATCAAGCTGCTGCTTGGAAGCTCTTAGCTGATCGTATAGTCCCTTTAAGTTACTTTGAGAAAGATAAGGTAGCTGGTGGCAAGAGTGCTATTAATATATCTATTACTGGTGTCGGTGGAGAGCAGACAATAATCTCTTCTGGTTCTAATGACACTCAAGATGATGCTTTAGACGCAGAATACACAGAGGACTATCCAAATTTCTAACTATAAGTATTTTAAAATAGAAGACTTTGATTGTTCTTATACAGGTCAAAACAAAATACAACCAGAACTAGTCGAAAGGCTAGACGCACTAAGGGAGAGATGTGGTTTTCCATTCATTATCACTAGCGGCTACAGAGATCCTAGCCATCCAGAAGAAATTAAAAAGAAAAAAGCAGGTACTCATTCTCAAGGCATTGCGGCTGACATCAAAGTTTCAAACGGCGCACAAAGGTATGCTATTGTTAAACACGCCATCGCCTTGGGGTTCAACGGCCTCGGAGTGGCTAATAGTTTCATCCATGTTGATCTCCGTGAGTCTGACGCTAATGCCCCTAGTGTAATGTGGAAGTATTAGAGTGTACTTAGGTATGCCTGAGTATTCTTTAGTAAACCATGACTGACTTAAACGTACAGTTGCTCCCTTGGCAGCAAGAGGTGTTTAGCGACCCTACACGCTTCAAAGTAATTGCAGCAGGTCGGCGTACAGGTAAGTCAAGACTAGCTGCTTGGTTATTGATAATCAATGGTCTTAGCGAAAAAGCAGGTCAAGTATTTTATGTTGCTCCAACTCAAGGACAAGCTAGAGATATTATGTGGACGCTTCTATTGGAGCTTGGACACGGTGTTATTGCTTCTAGTCATGTTAATAATCTTCAGATTAAGTTGGTCAACGGTTGCACAATAGCCCTAAAGGGTGCTGATAGACCAGAGACTATGCGTGGTGTCTCTTTAAAGTTTTTGTGTATGGATGAATATGCAGACATGAAACCTGCTGTATGGGAGCAGATTCTAAGACCTGCCCTAGCTGACCAAAAGGGTCATGCGTTGTTTATTGGCACACCTATGGGTCGTAATCATTTCTATGAGCTATATAACTATTCTAAGTTAGCAGAGGATGAAGATTTTAACGGTTGGCACTTTACAAGCTATGACAACCCGTTATTAGACCCTAAAGAAATAGAGTCAGCAGAAAAGTCAATGTCTCGGTACTCCTTTAGACAAGAGTTCCTAGCCTCTTTTGAAGCCCAAGGTAGCGAGTTGTTCAAAGAAGAAGACATAGTGTTTCTAGAGGAAGAACCAGAGGAAGGGGAATACTACATAGCTGTTGACCTTGCTGGTTTTACAGATGTAAACAAAGTTAAAACAAAAACAAATCATTTAGATGAGTCAGCCATAGCCATAGCAAAAGTTAGCACATCAGGTTGGTGGGTCGCAGACATAAAGCATGGTCGTTGGGGCGTAGAAGAATCTGCTAGACGCATTTTTGAGGCTGTTAGAGATTACAAACCTATTTCAGTAGGTATAGAAAAAGGAATAGCTAAGAACGCAGTCTTGCCTTACATAACAACCTTAATGAAACAAAAAAATGTCTTCTTTAGAATAGAAGAGTTAACCCACGGAAATAAAAAGAAAGTTGATAGAGTTGTTTGGGCATTACAGGGTCGATTTGAACACGGAGCCATTCGCTTGGCTAAAGGATCTTGGAATACACAGTTCTTAGATCAGTTATTTCAATTTCCTAACCCCTTAGTCCATGACGATCTTATAGATTCTTTAGCGTATATAGATCAATTAGCTAAAGTAGCCTACAATATGGACATGGATATTGACGAATATGAACCAATGGACGCTTACGCGGGATACTAAAACATGGAAAACCTAGATAAAGAAGAATTTAAAGAAGAAACCCTAGAAGGTTGGGTCATTGAGAAGTGTGCAGAGTGGCGAGAAGACTTTGAAACTAACTATCAACAGATGTTTGACGAGTATTATCGTATATTTAGAGGAACATGGTCAGCAGAAGACAAAACAAGAGAATCAGAACGATCCCGCATTGTCTCTCCTGCTTCACAACAGGCCGTAGAGTCTACAGTAGCAGAGATAGAAGAGGCCACGTTTGGCAGAGGGCGTTGGTTTGACATAAAAGATGATATTGGTGATCAAAATCCCGCCGATATTGCTTTACTAAGAGAAAAACTTTACGAAGATTTTACTAAAAACAAAGCTAGGAAAGCCATTGCAGAGTGTGTCTTAAACTCAGCTATTTTTGGTACGGGCATAGCAGAAATAACTCTGTCTAACGAAAAAGAGATGGCACCAGCAACAGAACCAGTCATGGGTGGTGATTTAACTGCTGTAGGTGTAAACATTATAGACCGTACAGTGTGCAAACTTAGGCCCATCTTGCCACAAAACTTTTTGATTGATCCTGTAGCTACTTCTATTGAAGAAGCATTAGGTGTAGCTATTGATGAGTTTGTACCTTTGCACTCCATAGAGATGCTGCAAGAAGAAGGTGTCTATCGCAATATTCCTTTAGAAACAACTTATTATGATAATGACCTAGAAGCCGATAGAAATCTAACAAACATCTACAATGAAAATAAAACTAGAAAAACAACTTACTACGGTCTAGTCCCTAGATATCTTTTGAACAAAGCTCAAGAAGAAGGTTTACTAGACGATGAAATAGAGATAGTAGAGCCTCTAGCGTCTTCTGATGGCTCTTTTGATTCCGACGAAAGCTACTATGTGGAAGCTATTGTTGTTATAGCAAACGAAGGTGTCCTTTTAAAAGCAGAAGAAAATCCCTACATGATGCAGGATC